CACCTTTCCTTGCGTAGGTAGAGTTAACCCTCCACCACAAGTTTTGAAAAGTGAATACACTCCCTCACCTATGTACGGTTTTTTCGGACCTACTGACTACGGTCCAGCCAAGATGAACTACAAGAGTACGTTGGATTCTTACACGAAATATGGCGATCAACTGTATTTCGAGTCAATGGGAGATTTTTTCGATTTGTTTAACGAAAGATTTGAATTGCAGAATGAAGATCTTTTTAAAGAGATGTATACCCATTTCTTCCAAGTTTTTGGAGGAATTTCAGCTTATCTGCAACCACTTTCGTTTGAAGAAGTATCTCACAAGTTAACTTACAACTTGAATGGAGATAAGAGAGGTGCAACCTCCTGTGGTTATGGTTATGGCATTAAAAGAGACAAACTCTTGCAATATCACGAAGCCTCTGTAAGGAGTGTTTATGATTGCGATCAGTTTGATTATCTTCCATTGATTACACCACAACCTAAGGATGAGATGCGAAAGAAATCTAAAGCAACTCGAGGTATTTCTATTTTCCAAGTTCCTATTTTAATAGTTGGATTGAAGTATCTTGGAGGACTTTATGATTTCTTCAAACAGAACAAATTCGCCACACCGATCACATTCGGCCCGGAAAAGAGTTCCTCTTACTGGGAAATGGTGTTTAGTGATTTTAATCACGACGAAAACATTATGAGCACAGACTTATCCAAGCAGGATAGTAAGTTCAACCATGTTTTTGTCTGGTTCATCACTTTCTTTTTGAAATCCTTAGCTCCTAAGGGTTCTCATGAGGCCATCGAATGGATTATCTCCTCAGGTTACACACACAAACATTTTGTGTTGCCTACTGGTGAAGTTGTTACATTCGAGAACGGAGAACCTTCTGGTTTTCCGTTCACTATTCTTATGAATAGTTTTTACAATTATTTCCTGTACGCCTTATCGCATTTAGTGCACGTACAAAGAAACAGTTGTCAATGTCCTTTGAAAGTTATCACTTTAGGTGATGACGCTTGTGCACAAAATTGCACTAACTCATTGGACGATTATAGAGATGTTTGCGCTTTTCTTAATCATTCTATCACAGGGAATGTCACCCCATTTCGCGGACTAAGTTATCTGACTCAATCTTTTGCGTCAGTTGGCTTTGCTACGATGGTCCCGTATTACGACAACATTCCGAAAGGAATTGCTGCCTGTAAGTACTGGAATGGGATTCCTATCGACTATTATCACAAACTTTGTGCTTTTAGAAGTGATACTTACTTTTCTCCTGTCGGAACTCCCGAAAGAAGATTTCACGAAAAGGTTTGTATGGCCATTACAAAGCTTGTCGCCCAGTTTCATTTGACGTATGATAATACTTATATGTCAGAAACCATGCTTCGTGCTAGTCGTCTTGGTTACCAAAGCGGTGGGTTAAATTTAAATATGGTACGAGAAAGACAAGAAAAGCAAGTCAACAAAACCCTTTCAGTTATGGAAGGTCGTCTTAACAGACGTGTTCATGCCTTAGAACAATCATTCAAAAAGGTCGCCAGTGTTGGATTAACTCCAGAAGAAAAGAACAGTGTAGCTAGTTATGTTACTAAACTTAGTCTAGCCAACGAACC